AGATCCGCGCCGTTTACGAGGGCGAACATCCGCCGGTCATCACTGGGCACGCGGCGGTCTTCAATCAACCGTCGCAGGAGATTTTCTGGATTCCCGGCTGGCGTGAGGTCATTCATCCCGGTGCCTTTCGAAATGCCATCGGCCGCGACGATGTTCGCGCGCTCATCAACCACGATAACAATCTGCTCATTGGCCGCGTATCCAACAGCACTCTTTCGCTCGAAGAGGACGATATTGGCCTTAAGGTGCGCATTTCTCCGCCCGATACGACCTACGCGCAGGATTTGATGAAATTAATTCGCGGCAAATACATGACCCAGATGAGTTTCGGCTTTACGGTGGCCGATGATGGCGAGCGCATCAATCACAAAGAAAAACTTCGCGAAATAGTCGAGGTCTCGCGCCTGTTCGACGTTTCGCCAGTGACAGAGCCCGCCTATACGCAGACCGATGTGAGCGTGCGGAGCCGTTTACTGGAGAAAATCGGCGAAAACGAGTCAAAAAAGGCGCCCGACGAGCTGGAAAAGGCCGAATTTCGCCGGCGCATGAAGGATCGCGAAGAATTTATCTCCCGGCGCCTCTCAACTAATCCACTCGATCTCAAAGAAATTTTACGAAACGCACGGATCAAACTTTAACCAACGGAGGCAAAGATGGCCTTAGACATTAACGAACTGAAGCAAAAACGCGCGAAAATCATTACCGAAATGCGCGCTTTGAATGACGGAATGCTTGAGCGCGGCCAAGAGACGGCCGAAGAGACCGAGCAATTCGGCAAATTTGAAAACGACATCCGCGCGCTGGAAAAGATCATCGAGCGTGAAGAATTGCTGGCGCAAAAAGAGGCTGATCTTGCCAAGGCCGAGCAGGTGCGAAGCAACAGCAACGGCGGCAACGGTAACGGCAGCCGCTGGGAGCCGTTTCGCTATCCGCCGGTCGAGTCGCAGCAGCGGACGCGGGCAAATATCGAGCGCCAGGCAAATTACTTCATCCAGGGCTGGCTCCGCTCCATGAAGCCCGACGCCAAGATCACGCATGAGCATACCGAGGCGGCGAAGTTTTTCGGTTTCTCACTGCAAAACCGCGAGATCGAGATCCCGCTCGTCAAAGACTATCGGCAGATCAAAAAAGAATACCGTGATATGTCTCTGACGGTGGGTAGTGGCGGTTATACCGTCCCCGAGGGATTTGTTAACGCGCTGGAGCAGGCGCTCTTGCAGTTTGGCGGTGTCCGGCAAGTGGCTGATGTCATGCGAACGGACTCAGGGGCAGACCTTCCCTGGCCGACCATGAACGATACCGCGAACAAGGGCGCGATCCTCGCCGAAGCGACAACCTTCTCGACTAGCGTCGACCCGACTTTCGCGAGCGTCATTTTCAAGGCGTTTAAATACTCATCGAAGCCGATCATCGTTTCAAACGAACTATTGCAAGATAGCGCCTTCGATCTAGGCGCCATGATCGGCGGCTGGCTCGGTACCCGCATTGGCAGAATCCAGAACGATCATTTCACCACCGGCGCAGGTACGACACTGCCGAAAGGCATCGTCGTCAGCTCGGCCGAAGGCGCGGCGGCGGCGTCCGAAACCGCCATCGTTGATACCGAAATCATCGACCTGGAGCATTCGGTTGACCCCGCTTACCGACCTGGCGCGCAGTGGATGTTTCACGACAGCGTCCTTGCCGCGATTCGAAAGCTGAAAGACGTGACCTCGGGACAGTACCTCTGGCAGCCGGGCATGCAGGCCGGAATACCGGATCGGCTGCTCGGTTATACCTATGTTGTCAATCAATCGATGGCGTCGACACTGGCCAAAGCCGCCAAGGTCGTCTTATTTGGTGATTTTTCCAAATACAAGATCCGTGACGTGGCTGGCATTCGGCTGGTCAGGCTTGACGAACTCTTTGCGCAGACCGATCAAGTTGGATTTGTCGCGTTCCTACGGACGGATGGTCAGTTGCTCGACGCCGGGACCAATCCCGTCAAACATTTAACTTGCAAAAAGTAAAGAGTGAAGAGTGAGGAGTTAGGAGTAAGGAGATTAGCCAATGGCCGATTCTGAACACATTACCACGATGGTCAAGTATAGCCCGGCGATCACCTTCACTGAGGGCGCCGCAAGCACAGGGGATACGTTAGCGGGGGCGGCGCTCGATACATCGGGCTTTGAGCATGTCTGCATGTTTCTAGCCGTCGGCGTAGTCGCCGCCAACGCAACGATCGCGATCAAGGCCGAGCAGAGCGATAACTCCGATATGTCCGATCCCGATGACATTGTCGGGTCGGCGATTGCGATTGGGGCCGGGGCCAGTAACAGCGATAAGGTCCACTACCTCGACATTTTGCGGCCAGATAAGCGCTATGTGCGGATCTCTGTTACCCGCGCCATCGGCAACACTGAGTGTATCGCCTGGTACGAGCAGTATGGCGCGCGTAACAAGCCGGTCACTCAGCCGGCGAGTTGCACTGGCGAGCGGCACAAAGATCCGATAGCCGGCACGGCATAATGAAAGGGCATTTCATGTTTGAGAAACCCGAACCCGAACCACAGCCGGAACCGGAGCCCAAGCCGGAGCAATGAAGGTCAGAGTCGACGCGATAGTCCTCGACGAGCCGCTGCTTCAGGGCAAGTTCGGCGAGATTATCGACGTGGCAAACGACGAGTTGGCGACGCTTTGGATCAAGCGGCAATGGTGCGCGCGCATGGACGAGGACAAACCGAAAGCGCCCGAGCGCGCGGTAGTCGAGACGCCCGAGAGCCATCAGGCGGCGGCGGAAAAAGAGACGACGACGGTCAGGCGGCGGGGCAGACCACCGACAACGGAGCCATAAAATGTTGGGCCTTGGACGTTTCTCCATAGGGACGGCAACCGGCTTGGTAGTCGCGACCGGATCGGCCAATGCGGCGATCTGGGCCTGCCGCTGGACTAGCACCAGTACCCGCGCGCTGATCGAGCGCCTGCGGGTCAATGGCGTTGTTACCGGCACTATTACGATAGCCGTGCCTTATGACCTCGAAGTTTATCTGGTGCGCAATTTTACCGTGGCGCCATCGACCAACGCGGCCGCCTCCACGCTCACCGGCTACAATACCCGAAGATATACCGGCCTTGACGCAACCAACATGGCGGGCGTCTATACACTGCAAACTCAGGCGGCGGGCATGATCTCCACCATGACCAACATCGGCAAGAATACCGGTGTCTACAAATGGACTGCCAGCGTTGCCGGCGGCGCCGGGGTGTTTCGCTGCGAGGCCGATGCTGGAGGCGACCCGTCATTGGCAGCACCGACCGCGGTCAGGGTGAGCGGAGTCGACCAAACTTTGGCTGCTGCCGCTGCGGCATTACCGATCGGTAGTTACTTTTACGGCGACGGCGACACCCTCGGCTACAACACGGTTTATGTGCATCTGGCGGGCGGCACTGACCCCGACGCGGGAGCGAGCGGTGTAGTCGAGCACTGGGTTGGCGCGGTCTATGACCTCGGCACGCCTCTGGCGAGAGTGGCCGGCGCGACCGGGACGGTCATCGGCACGCAGTTTTTCGGCGGCACGATGGCCGATCTTATCAACAGCCGCATGGGGAGCGAGATCATCCTCGAAGAAAATCAAGGGCTGGTTGTCAGGGCACCATTGGCGGGGCCGGCGACAGGTACATTTAGGGTTGCCGTCAATCTGGACTGGCGCGAGGTTGGCTCAACGTGGCTATGACCACTGAATAAATTTTGTTGAATGTGTATAAGCTCATCAAACCCGAAGACATCGACGCCATCAAAAAGGGAAACGACAATCTCGCCGCCGAGTTTGGCGTCCTGCTCGATATTATTATTGCCGCGGTCGGTGAATGTTTCGCCAAGTACTGCGGCCGTCCCGACTTCGATAAAGCTGCCCGCACCGAATATCTAAACCCGCTGCGCAACGCGCACTTCGCCTTCATCGCCTCACCGCCGATATCTTCATCTCCCGTAGTAGACCTGTGGCAGTCGACCGATCTCCCGCGCGTTTACGGCAACGATCAAAAACTCGTTAACGGCACGGATTATTTCGTCCACGAAGCGGAGGGGATGCTTGAGCACGTGTCGGGGTTTGCCGGCGGATCGAAGTCCCTAAAGGTCACATATACCGGCGGTTATCTGACGGCGGACGCGACCGGCTGTCCTGATGCTCTCAAACTTGCCGCGATGATTCAGACCGAGATTATTTTTGAGCGCCGCGCTGAGTTTGGCCTTACTGGCACTTCGTTGGAAGGAAGCTCGATGAGTCTCTTGAGTCCGCTCACGCTGCCGAAGTCGGTCACGATGCTTTTGGGCAGTTACATACTGATGAAAGTGTGAGAAATGATCCCGATCCGGCTCAATTTTAAAGACATCGCCGATCTAAACGAGGATCTCAAAGCCTCGCCGCGCGCGTTGACGGCAATCGCGCAGCGGGTTTTGTCGCTTCGCCTGCGCGAGCTACGGCGCGAGCTATTGCCGCGCGTTCCCCGCGGCAGGACGGGGCAGCTTCGCCGGAGTTTCGGCGCGTCGGTGCGCCGCCAGCGCGCTTCGGGCGGCATCCGTGCCGTGTTCGGCTTTTTAACCGGACGGCGCATCCCCGCTGGCGCAGTTATCGCCGGCAACGTGCTCCAAAAAGGATCTGCCGTGCCGCGAAAGCGTGCCTATATCTGGGTGCCGTTACAGTCTAATCGAAACGTGACGCCGCAGGATTTTTTCAATGCGGAAAATACGTTTATCCGCATGAGCCGGGCGGGAAACAAGATCGCGTTTGTTAGAAGCGGTGGCCAGGCGGTGCCGCTCTTTGTCTTAAAGCCGTGGATCAAACCAAGCGCGCCGCCGGTGCCGATCAATGAAGGCGTCGAGCGAAAACTGCCGGAAATTACGCAGGACATTCAGACGATGATTGCAGAAGTGATCGCGGCGCGGCGAAAGGTGCTCGAATATCATGGCGGATAGCATCCGCCTGCGCATTTTGTCCGCGATACAGGACATGCTGGCCGAAGTGCAAGGCATGGGAGAGACCGGAGGGCCGAAGAAATCGCTGCTCGAAATAAATCGATATCCAGCAGCATTCGTCCAGCCGGGAGACGATAGAATCGTGAAATACCTGGGCGATCTTGTCGACCGGGATATGGCCGTCGACATCATCATTGCGGAGCGGAGTGAAGTGGATATTTTGCGCGCGATCGAGACGATTTTACCGAAGATGCAGCAGAAACTTGCGGAGAATCACAAGGTCGGCGGGCTGGCGCTCGATTTCAGCGAGCCCGAGGGCGGCTCGGGCATAAGCGCGCCGTTTCCATTGATCGAGGGGCAACCGACTTGTGCGGTCCATATCGGTTATCAGTGTCGCTACCGGGTAAGACGGGACGACCCTTATTTGCAGTCCTAAAAAGGAGAAATTATGGCAGGTCTAACTCGTAGGGCGGTAATTTTAGCAAAGGTCCAATCTGCGGTCGATACTGACGCGGCGCCGGTTCCTGGGTTAAACGCAATACTCGTAAGCGATCTCAATTTCGCGATGGACGGGCAAATCCTTGAGCGCAATTACCTGCGCGACTCGCTGTCGCGGATCGCTCACCGCATGGGCGTCAACCGCATGACGGCAAATTTCACGCAGGAGCTTCGCAGCGGTCCAGCGCTCGGCGTTCCGGCCGAGTGGGTGCCGCTTCTGCGTGCTGGCGGACTTCAATACGCCAACACTACATCGATTGCGTCAATCAGAGACGCAACGCTCAAATGGACGGCATCTGGGGCAGGGACGGCTGAATTCTACGTCGAGTTAGCGGCGGGAGGCGATCCCAGCTTGGCCAATCCGGCTGGAGTTACCGAAAATAACGAGCCCATGACACGCGGCACGCTCGGGAGCCTCAGAGCTGGACAATTTGGGTACGGAAACAATGACACTCTTGGTTACAATACGATTTACGTGAGACTTACGGACGGCGCCGACCCCGATAGTAAGGCGGTCGATTTCGTCGAGACTACGACCGGCGGTGCATGGACGCTGACGCCGCGCGACACCGGGCACGAATACGCCTCAGTGTATCTTTACCCGGACGGCCTGTTGGTCAAAATTATCGACGCGATGAACACATGGACGCTCAATTTCACGGCGGGCCAGGTAGCGACAATCCAGCATCAGATCCAAGGGGTTTTCACGACGCCGACCGATGTCGTGCTTCCGACAACGAGCAACTACCAATCGCATCTGCCGCCAATCTGCGAGTCGATGGCGCTCACGATCGATACGTTTTCGACTGGTGTCGTCCAGTCCTTTACGATCTCGTCCAATAACGCAATCACCGCGCGTCCTGATCTTAACTCCGCGACCGGCATCAAGGCATACGGGCTTACCGGGCGATCCTATCAAGGAACGATCGTTATGGAACAGGAAGTTGTTGCGACGTTCCCATTTTTTACGCGCGCCGATCAAGCAACCGAAATGACGTTCAGCGCCAATATCGGCTCAACGCCGCAGCGGCTGCAGTTTACGGCGTCGAAGATTCAGTTTGGCAATCCATCATCGACCGATATCAACGGCCAGCGCGGGCTCTCGATCCCGTTCTGGATGAATCAAAACCTTACCAGCGGCGAAGCCGAGTTGATCATTACCGGGAATTAAAAAAAAGAGGGGAATCATGGATCTAAACGATCTTTTTTCAAAGGAGCAGGCCATCAAGGCCAAGTATTGCGGTGTCGATACGGTTCATTATCTCCGTCAGCCGACGAGCCGCGAGGATCTGGAGTTTCGCCGCAAGAGCGCCAACGTGAAAATCAGAAATCGCGAAGTGCAGACATCGGACGCGGCTTTGCAGGCGCCGATCGAGCTTTACGATCTCATTTGTCAGCGGGTAGTCGTGGAGAACGGCGCGGGGCCGGAGGAAGTGCCGGATTTCAAGGCGCGAATTCCGAATGATTTAAAGCTCGCCGTTATCGCGGCCTACCAGAATCGGATCGAGATCGAGACGCAGGCCGAACTGGGAAACTCAGAGCCGAGATAGAGCGCTGGCTGGACTCTACTCGGGAGACGGGATGTCCCTTCGGCCAGCCGCCAGAAATCGAAATAAAGGGCGATGAGTGGTTGATCAACGGTCAATCGCGACTCGAAACAAAACAGGACTGCCAGGCGATCCTCACGACGCCCGATGCCTGCGTTACCTGCCCATTAGCCATCAAGCAGCCCGAAGATGCTCCGTCACCGTTCTTCCGACACCTGCTTTATTTAAGCGAGACACAGGCGGCCGGGGCGCAATTTTTATTGAGCGACCTGATGCCGATTGAGTGGGAAGGGTTGAAGATTTTGAAGCGCAAGCGCGATGAAAAACAAATCGAAGAGATGCAAAAACGTAGCCGCAAATCGTAACGGGTGGCTCTATTTATTTCTCGATAACCGTGCCAGTGCCATGCCGAGGATGAGAGCAACAAGCCCAGACAGTGCGACAAGGCCGGTCGGGGCTTGCGGTCGATCAGCCAACACTACGGCCATCAAAAACATCAGCATCGATGCGCAGATAATGAGGAATCCAAAGATACTACCGAGCGTTTTCATAGGTCCAATCCTCCGGTGATCGCTATAACATGGCAAGCAGGGTCATACAAATCGAGATCAAGGCGGAAGGTGGGCAGTATGAGGCTACCGTCCAGCGCATCATTGAGCGCAACCGCCAGCTCAATAACTCCGCGATTCAAGGTGCCCAGCAGACTGAACGGGTATTCGTTAATCTAACCAATCAAGTCTTGCCTGCGCTCGGCCGACAGATCGCCGCGACGTTTTCGATCGGCGCTGTCACTGCCTTTTTCTCGTCGGTCCTCAAGGGAGTCGCCGACCTTCAAGACCTCTCCGATCAGACCGGCATTTTCGCCACCAATCTGGCGCGGCTCCGTCAGGCTGGCATAGCGAGCGGACAAAGCGTCGAGGATATCGCCAACAGCGTAGTGCGCTTGCAAGCTAACATGGTCGAGGCGCAGCAGAAGGGCACGGGGCCAATCTTTCAAGCGCTTCAGCGCTTGGGGGTCAGCAGTAAAGAACTCGGCGAGGCGCTAGAAGACCCTAATCGCCTGATCGAAATCATCACTCGGCGCATGGCGGCGATGACCGTTGTCGCCGATCGTAACGCCGTTGCGCTCGATCTGGCCGGGCGATCCGGCGGTAGGACGGCGGCCACTCTGGTCGAACTGGCGAACAATCAGGATAAATACGCGCGCTCCGCGATATTCACGAACGAGCAGGTAAAAATCATCGATGACGGCTTGGATCAACTTGCGCAGACCTGGGACAAAGTTAAACAAAGCACGGCCGCCGCCGTCGTGGAACTGGGGAAATGGTTCGGTCTGATCGAACGCTCGCGCCTGGAAAATTTAAACACGCAGATCGCGCAGACAGGCGAGGCACTTCAGGCAGCGATGAATAAGCTCAGACAAGCGGAAACCAATCCCGATTTCATGTTCGGCCTTTTCTCATCGGATGAAACCCGCCATGCCCGGCGTCAAGCGGCGATCGATGCCGCGCGAAAAGAAGTGTTTGATATTTTGGATCAACAGGAAAAACTTCGCCAGGCGATGGCCGAGGAAGAGGGAAGGGGAAAACCGCCGGGTGTGACGAGAACGATCATCGGCGATCCAGAGGCTATCAAGCGCCAAGCACAAGCGGTCGAGGACGCTGTCAAGCGGCAATCGCAGGCGCTCGAAGACGCGGAAACTAAACTTCTACAATTAAAACTCGCCAATGCCGAGGCCGCCCGCGCGGCTGGTGATCTGACGGTTGATGTGCGGGCGTTGGCGTTGGCGCTGATCGAGCAGGAGAAAAACGCGCAACTCGCCGCCGCTGCGCAAAACCGCTCGCTCACTCCGGCTCTGCGTGCCGCAATCGAGGCGCAGGCCGAGGAAAAGATCGCGCAGTTAGAGGCGAGCGAAGCGGCCAGGGAGAGGAAAGAACGGGTTGACGAATTATCCCGTGAGCTGCGTATTCAAGAACAGGCGGAAAGCGATCTTGCTCTCGTGTTAGCGGCATCGGCCAAAGATCAAGAAATTTTAAACCAGCGCACGCTTGAGGCGATCGAACTGGAGCGTCAGATCGGGGATGTACAGGCTGAACGGCTGGGCATTCTCGGGCGCGTCAGCGATTCGGAGCGCGCCCGGCTTTTAAGTCAGATTGAATATCTAGAAAAAATCCGACAGCTCGAGACGGCGCAGGGTAAAGACACGCGGCTACGCGATCAGCAAATCCAAAACGCGCAGGCGCAACTTGAGCGCCTCGGCACCGTCACCGTCAACGTCGGCGAGACAATTGCCCGCTCGGTCGGCGATGCCTTCGAGGGCGTTATTCTCGACACGAGCAAGCTGGCCGACGTGGGGAAAAACATGCTCGCCGCGCTGCTTCGCGACGTGGCGAACTTCTTTACTCAAGCGCTGATCAAAAAAGCCGGCTTTGAAAACCTGATCCTGAGCAACGTCAATGGCTTTATCCCACAACTTAGCGGAGCGATCGGGGTAACCGGCGGCGCGGCGGTCGGGCCACTTCCCGGCGGTGGGGGCGGCGGCGGTGGATTTCTCGGCAGCATCTTTGGCGGCCTGGAAAACTTGTTGCCGTCCGGGCTTTCGCTCGGTGGGCTCGCCGCTGCTGGCCTTGGCGGCTTCGGTTTATCGGCAGCCCTTGGCGGATCGGGTCTTCAACACGGTTTATCGGCTTTAGGCGGTATAGGTGGCTCACTTTTGGGCGGATTGTCGGCTTCCTCACTTGGTTTGGCTGCTCCGGTTTTTGCTACTGTTGGCGAATTTCTCGGTGGAGGCGTTTCATCGCTTTTAGGCGGCGCACTTGGGGCCACCATCGGCGGACTCGCGGCGGATTTTCTCCTGCCCGGTATCG